ATCAAAGTTTAATCTTACTTTTGTTATTTTGCTCGTTGCTGATACCGGAGCCATTATAGTTTTTTATCTATTTAGTGATAAACTTTCCATAATTAACAGACAGTAAGTCATCAAGTTCCTCTCTTTTTACAATATAAACTTGACCTACTATTTCTCCCCAAGTATATTGTCTTGTTTCTCTATGATGAAAGTTTGTTCCACGGAATCCCCAAGCAAATAAATCAGTGACTGCTACTAGAGGATGTTGATCATACCTCAAGTTTGGAGTCTTAGCATTGTATACGAAGGTGCAGAGTGTTCCAACATCTGGAATAGGAGTCACCGTATCGCTAAGTGCTTCCATGATGAACATCATTTGTTGTTCCTGATCCATGGTTTCGCCATTGAGAATATCCAGGATCGGTTCGATGCGATTCATTTGATTCCGAGTTCTCTTTCTGTTATGATCTTAAACTCTATTCTACGATCAGCACAATACTCTTGTGCTGCTTTCCACTTTGCTTGATTGACTGCGTATGTCTTGCACTCATAGATGTATGATTTTGTCACTCTTGACTTTTTCTTTGGTGGTGCAGTTTGTTTCTCCGGTTTGACTTCAACCACATAGGTTTTGATCTTACCAGTAGACTCTTTCACCTTGATTAGAAAGTCAGGAAAATATCTATGAACTCTGTTGTCGATAGGAGAGATGTATGGAATACAAAACTCTTCTGATCCCCATGCTAAAATGTTCTCGTTGAGGTCACACCACCTACAAAACTTGCGTTCCCAACTACTTCGGCATATAATATTACTTGCATCACCCTTATATTTCATAGGATGCGAAGGTTTGTATTTACTTTTAATACTTTCTCCCATACATAATATATAAGGTAAAAACTATTTAGATGGCACGGGAAGTAAGTTCAATCTCACAGATCAAGTCTAATATTCTTAGACCAGCTTTAACGTCACAATACATTGTTCAGATTCCCCTTCCATCGGAACTTGATAGGACATCAAGGGATGTGTTGACAAGGATTCTTGGTGCGGATCAAGAAAAATTAAATCTTCTTTGCGCGGAAACGTCTTTGCCAGGATCATCTCTTCTGACATCAGAATCTGTTGATGATAGAACTGGTGTTACAGAAAGACATGCTTATCGTAGAAACTTTGGTCAACAAATTGACTTAACTTTTTACGTTGACGCTGAAAAATATCTTCCCATTACATTCTTTGAAGCATGGATGGCAGTAATATCTGGTGAAGGTCTTCAAGCTCAGAACAATCGCAATAATAACTACAGTTATAGATTTAGATACCCTAACCAATATCAAGCAAAACAAGGACTAAAAATCAAAAAGTTTGAGAGGGATTATTACACACAAAGGAGAAAATCAAATCCACTTGAGGACATCGTTAATATTATTGCGGGCACTGACTTGGGCACAACTGTAACTGAAAAATCTGGACCTGATATTGAGTATGAGTTTTTGAATGCTTTTCCAATATCCATAAACTCAATGCCTATATCGTATGATACATCTCAGTTGTTAAAATGCACGGTATCATTTGCATACACGAGATACATTGTAAATAAAGTAACACTTGGAAGAATTGGCGAGTTGCGTGATGGTCCAACTATATCGGGTGTTGAAAATGCACTCTCCGATCTATTTGAAAGTTCTAAAGAAAGTT